TTTCGTCTTTCAGCGCACTGGTCCGTGTATGCACCCAGATTGTGCCATAGCTCGCATTGAGTTTTGGGCAAAAAATTCTAAAAAATCAGAAAAAGTTTTCAGACCTGTAATGGGTGAGCTTTATGAGTTCGTAGTCTGGGGCATGACGGACGGTAGTCGCTATGTGCTGTATGACTGGGGCAATCGTGAAGCTTGGGAATATGCAGTAGACAAGTATCGAGACATGAAGCAATTACAGCGTGCTCGTCGAATGGCGACAGTTGAAACTGATAAACTGGTGTGGTTGAGCAATGAAAGACAGAAAACAGGGTTTGGTCATGACACGGAAAAAATGGTTCTTCCGGATGGCCACCTTTGGGTTCGTGAGTGCTCTCAATATCTAGCTGAACTGCACAATGAGTCGATGGTTGCGCATCTTTTGGGCATCATTGATTTGTTTGATCTGTCCAAATTGTGCTACTCGGGCGACATCATTGAAACAAAGCATCAAGTCTTACAAGCTAAGCTTGATCTGAAGGAATGGTTCTTTGGCAGACAATCTCAACACCATCCTGCAAACCATCAATCGGCGAGATCATAAGGATCTCAGTCAAACCGATATCAACAAAATGTTATTAGAAATCGTTGATAAAGCGATGGTTGAAGACCATGGAGCAAAAGGCCTAGAGGTTGCACTTCGGGCTGTAAGCAAACTTGCCGAAGGTCTAACTGACACCTCACTCAATGCAACAGATGAAGACATCAAAGGCAAGCTTCCAGCAGAAGTGTTGCGCATCGTTGAAGGAAAGAGGAAATGAGCCGGCGTAGAAAATCTCGAAGACGACGACGATCACCCGCCTGGCAGCGCAAAGAAGGCAAAAACCCCAGGGGTGGCCTCAACGCTAAGGGCAGAGCTAGCTATAACCGGGCGACCGGTGGCAAACTTCGGCCTCCCGCTCCTAAGCCAAAAACCAAAAAAGACGCCGCTCGTAGACGTAGTTTCTGTGCTCGCATGAAGGGCATGAAGAAAAAACTCACCAGCGCCAAAACTAGGCGTGATCCAAACAGCAGAATCAATAAATCTCTGCGGGCTTGGAACTGCTAATGCGAAAACGAAACTACCGTCGTGAATACGACACCTACCACAGCAAAAGAAAACAAAAAAAGAACCGGGCAAAACGCAATACGGCCAGGCGTCGCTCGGGCCTAAAGGTTGGCGACCCTAGAGAGGTTGACCACAAAAAACCATTGAGCAAGGGCGGTAGCAACGGCAAAAGGAACCTGCGGGTAGTGTCTCGCCGAACAAACCGTCGCAAGGGGGCTCGATAATGCAAACAGTAGAAACTGAAGTTGTCCGTAATCAAACCCGCCTCGATGGCGTTGACGCTCGACTAAAAAAAATCGAAAATAAACTCGATAAGTTAATCTGGATTGTTGCTCCAGCTATGGGAGTGATGAGTGTTCTTGGCCCGTACATTACAGCAAACTTGATGAAATAATGGACTCCTCACAGATCTTACAGATGGTTGCAGACTTTGGGGCGCTAGGCCTGGCCTCTGGAGCAATCTTTTGGCTGTATCTAAAAATGAGTCAAAGGTTAGATCTGCTAACCGATAACTTCCAAAAACAACTGCGAGAGCAGATGGAAGACTGCAACCGTAGGGAGGCAGAAGTCCGTGACCGCTTCATGGATGTTGTCAACAAGTACGACCAAGAGCGACTGCAATGGGTAACTCGATTAGAGTCTATTGAAAAAGAACTGCAAGATACCGAAGGTCTAATCAAAGAAGGCCTGGGTGAAATGCGTAATCACTACGCAAAAATTAGCGCTGTTATAGGCAAGGAAGTCTAATGGCTACAGCGACTAAACGTGACCCTAAAAAGTGGGCACGAGCGAAAGCTAGAGCAAGGGCTAAGATGGGCGGCAAACACAGCGCCCGAGCCATGCAGCTTGCTGTAAAATATTACAAAGACATGGGTGGTAAATACTCAGGTAAGAAACCCACAAGCAAAAGCAATAGTCTCAAAAAATGGGGCAAGCAAAAATGGGGCTGGTCTAAAAAGGGCGGTAAAGGGGTTTACTTGCCTAAAAAGAAAAGAGAAGCTCTAAAACGAACAGCGGCAGGGCGTAAGAGACTGGCGGCTGCGGAAAGAAAAAAAGCGGCAGCAACGCGCAAGGGCAAGCAATATTCAAGGCATGGTCTTGCAGCAGGTACATCAATGCGTCGTAAATCTAGAAAGCGGCGGACAACAAAAAGGAGGCGTAATGCCCGTAGGACCTAGTGGTAAAAAATTTCCTTACACAAAAAAAGGTAAGGAACAGGCCAAAAAAGCAATGAAAAAAAAGAACGGCACAAAAAAACCCGCAAAAAAAGCAGGTCGTAAAGCGCCAATGAAACGAGGCAGGCGTTAGGTTGCCCAGAAAACGCAAAACAGCGTTATCTGAGTATCAAAAAGCCTATATTAAACATTGCCAGGAAGATTTTTTCTTCTTTTGTGAGCATGAACTAAAAATCGTGCTTAAGTCTGGGCTTTTGGCCCCGCTTATACCTAACGATGCGCAAAAAATTGTCCTTGAGTACATCCTCGACAAGGGGCTGAACCGCCTGGCTATACTCAAAGCCCGGCAAATGGGCATATCAACGTTTATTGCTGGTTTTTTCTTTTGGCGAACCCTGTTTGCAGAGAACACAAAGTGCATTGTGCTCGCTCATGACGCTGAAGCGGCAGCAAAACTCTTTAAAATCTACCAAACCTACTACGAAAATCTAACTGAGTGGGTCAAAGAGGAGTTTCCGCTTAAACACTCGACCAAAAAAGAGTTAGTTTTTGCTAAACACACCGGTTTTATTACGATTGCTACGGCAAACAGCCCTGACAAGCTCCGTGGCTCGACTGTGCAGTACCTACACTGCTCCGAAGTAGCGTTCTGGGACAAACAAAAGGAAGTTTTTACGGCTGCCATGCAGGCTTTGACCGACCGAGGCTGCGCATTCGTTGAAACAACCGCCAACAGCTTCAACTACTTCTACCATTGGTGGCGTACAGAGAACGGTTATTACAAACTGTTTCTGCCTTGGTTCACTTTTCGTGATTATCAGATCATGCGTGACGAACAACACGGCATGTATACAGATCGCAAAGGCGATTACATTGAATACTCTGATCGTGAAATAGAAACACTCGAACGCACACTAACCAACGACGAAGCAGAGTACGTCAACAAGTACAAGCTTAGCCCTTCGCAGGTTAGCTGGATGAAATGGGCACTAGAAAACAAGTGCGATGGTGACTGGCGCACGTTTGACCAAGAGTACCCCGGCGCACCAAGCGATGCGTTCTTGTCGTCTGGTGATTCGTTCTTTGAAGAACAGTATGAGCCTGTAGAAACTAGCGAAACAGAATGTATTATTGAAAAACCAGTGCTTGGCTGCACCTATGTTATGGGTATTGACGTTGCGTCAGGATCTAACGATGGTGACTATTCGGCAGCAATGGTCATCGATGTCACATCAAAAGCTGAATACAGACCAGTAGCCTGGATTTATAAAAAATGCCCAGTTCATCAGTTTGCAAAAGAAGCAAACGCACTTGGCCGACAGTACAACAACGCATTGGCTGTAATCGAAGTCAACAATGCAGGCGTGTCTGTACAAGAAGACTTTTATTTAGATGAGTACCCGCGACTCTACAGGCGTTATCAGTATGACAAAATGGCAGAGCGGTATGTCGAAAAGCTTGGATTTTGGACGGATGCTACTAAGCGTAACCTAATCCTTAACAGGCTGCGCAAACTTGTAAGCCATAAAAAATTAAAAGACCTACCGCCTGTGCTGACCAATGAAATGTCATCTTTTGTTTATGACAAAAACGGCAAACCTGATCACAGCGCTGGTTGTCACTCAGATATGATCTTTGCGACAGCCCTAGCTCTTGAGGGCTTAGACCAAATTGGCGAAATGAGGATGCAGATTTTCAAGGAGTTTCACCCGCAAACGCCTGAAGATATAGTTCGTTTTGAATCAAAAACTGGATTGGCCTGGCGCACATTAGAACCGCTCGGTCAAAGTAAATACAATATGTCTCAACAGCCATCAGTGTTGGGAGACAACCTTGACTTTTAGCAAAAAATATTTCTAATGCTTAACTAAAGGTGGCTCGCCAGCCTACGATTGGCGTGTATTTCCGCTAAGCCAGGAGCGACATCATGGCATTTCCATCTCTTGCTGAGATTCAGAAGAAAGTAGCCGTAAAACAAGAAACGGAATCGGCACCCGCTAACGAATCAACAGCACCGGCACCTGAACCTACTGCAAACGAAACCGTAGAGGGGCAAACGACAGAAGCATCACCGGAGGCGGAAGCGCAGCCGACTCCAGAACCAACTCAGGAACAAGAAGCGCAACCTGAGTCAGGGGAAAGTGAGCCTGATCGTATTCCATACGGCCGATTTAAAGACAAAGTAGATCAGGTCAACACGCTTAAAGAGACGAATGAGTTGTTACTTAAGCAACTCGAAGCTCTTAAACAGCAGCCCGGAGAAGAGATACAGCCGGAACCTGAACCGGCAGACCCGTTGCTAGAGCGGCTAGACTCATTAGATGAGTACGCTGATTCTGACATGGTGTCCGTCATGAAGGATATGGCTGCTGAGTTAAAGACGTTACGAGCGCAAGCAAGTACGTCAGAGCAAAGCGTCAATCAGATGCGTGTGCAAGAACGGGTTCAAAAAATTGAATCTGAGATTGAGCAAGTAACTGGAACCATTGGCGTGCATGATGCAAAAGCTGCAAGAATATTTATTCTTCAGAGTTTGTCTCAAGACCCAAGCCTGAAGGTCAATGATTTGGCTGACAGTTTTAAGTCATGGGAACAACAGCAAGAAGATTTAATCTTGAAGCGACTGGGTATGAGCCGACCTGCTGAGAAAGCCCCTAAGCAGGAAAGTGAAGCACCTGACACACCTCCTCGACCTAGCCATGCTGGGTCGTCTTCACCAAAAGAGTTATCTGAACCCAAAAAAGGAATAACTCTAAAAGAACTTAGAAAAACTATTGGTGCCGGAAGGCGTCGATAACAGGAAAAGAAAATGTCTGCTAAATTAAGCACAATTAGCAAGCTCCTCAAGGAGCAGTATGAAGGCCCGATTCGCGAGCAGTTGAATCAA